ACCCAACAGCACAAGATGATACTGAGTATGGATTTAAACATGGTGCCAAATGGGCTCAGGAAGAAATAAAACAATTCCTATACGCTGAGATATGTGAGAGAAGGCCATACTCATCATCAAGGATGTGCGAGGAAGTAATAAAGTTTATTGAACAAATGGATACACAACAAGAACAATAAATTATAGTGTCAGTGGATGGGGTAGATAACCAACACCCCCCCGATTGCATAGTCGTAAGTAGCTTAATACAAAAGTGCTGACACTTTATTTTAAAACAACAAGAACAATGAACTTCACAGAATACTGGAAACAAAACAAGGAGTTATATAAAGAACTTGGTGTAACGGAAGCGGCAGCATATAGAATATGGTGTGATGCCATAGATGAATTTGCTAAGATGGCTGCAAAAAAATTATAAGGATATGGTAAACATAGGGGCGTTATTGATAGGAATGCTATTTGGATTTGCGGCACAGACAATGACGTTCTTTCAGTTGCAAGGATCACTGAAGTATGATTGGTTTAAGAATCATTACTGGTTAACGGTATTAATGGGGATCCCAATATCAATGTTGTTTATGTTCTCGGTAAAGAATATGGTGATGGCATTCGATGGACAACTATGGCCATCCAGATTGATAGGATTCTCCATAGGAGCAATTGTGTTTACATGGTTAAGTTGGGCAATCTTTAATGAACCACTGACAACGAAGACATATATATGTTTAACATTGGCGATGGGAATATTGTTGGTGCAATTATTTTGTAAATGAGTAACAAAGATATTATAGAGGAAGAAGAAAAACTTGCACGGTAAATAAAAAAGACTTACCTTTGCCTCAACATCAAAAAAGATAATTGTATAAGTATGGACCCCATAAGTGTAACAGTAAAAAAATTAATGGACGATACAAACTTAGGTGTTTATATAATGGGTAGAGATAAATTAATTCAACCTTATTATAGTATATCATATAAAGATAATTATTGTGGTGTGTATTGGTTATATGATGGGGATGAAATTGTTTATATAGGATTTAGTGAAGACTTATTAACCAGATTAAAAAGTCACGCAAGGTCTAGAAAGAAATGGTATAGAGCAAAAAGCGTAATAATAAATGATCCGAAAATAGCAAGAAGTGTTGAGTCAACTTTATTACTTAATTTTGCTACAAGATACAATAGTCCTAAAAATAGAATGGCATATAGGGAACGAATGGATAAAGGTTTACCCGTAGCGATTTACCCATATAAAAATTTTAAGAACCATCTTAATAGGATGATCTTTTGGTTTAAGTATTATGAGGGTTATAGTAGAGAGGAGTTAATGGTATTTGGTATTGGTATAGCAGACGCATTTGATAGAAAAGATATATACATTAAGTATGCTGATGTAACTTACGAAGAGTACGAAAAGAATTTTAAACTTAGATTGCTAGGGGAGAAACAAGATATGTATATGGTATAAAAAACTATGACATAATGGCATAAGATGATATATAAATGGCAGTGTTTTCCCACTTATTCCCACCGAGATTGCGGCTTGCCGCAACTGGTTGGTAAACAGTGTGTTACGCAGACCGTTTTTATGCTTACTGAATTCTTTGTAAGATATTGAATGTCAGGATGTTATATATGGTGGTAGAAAGTGGAGAAAAGTGGTAGAAAATGGTATGTTTTACCCTTTAGGAACGGTGGGGGAATTTGAGCCCCTCGTCAATTCTTCAACATATTTTTCAAAAAATTTGGAAATGTGGGTAAAAATGACTATAGGCCCCACCCGCAAAAAGGCCCCTCGTGTCGTGAATTCAAATTTATTTTGTAAAAAAGTTCCCCCTGGGGGTTAGGTGAATGCACTTTCTAAATGTCTGATGTATTTATATGAAAACACATTTATAATGGCATCACAACTATTGAATTCGGTGGCTGACACCTTGACAAAAAAACCTGAATACGGAATCGTTTCATCCATGTTATCAATTAGTATGAGCACGACACAAATGCTTCAACTGGCGGGTGTAATCATAGGTCTTTTTATTGCGGTTATCACCGCTGTTTTAAAGATCATCGAGCTAAAAGATAAGTTAGCGGAGAGAAGAAAAGCAAAGCGCCTAAAAAAACTTATAGAGGACGCTAGAGAGGAAGAGGAATAGTGCGGGACGCAATTCTTTTAAAAGAAAAACCCCTGGAGAGGGGTGGCCATGAATTCAAAATCGGAGATGTTTATCTGGCACTCAATGGTGAATTCTATATCGAACTGAAAAAAGGTGGCTCAACAATGAATATGCGAATTCAAGAACTGAAAGAGGAATTGAATTCTGGAATATGTAGGATAAAAGAAACCCCCAAGTGAATTCTGGGGGTTTTTTGTTATATGGTGGTAATGAATTCTAAAATTGTGTTGGTTAAATTGAATTCTAGAACAGAAATGAATTTGAATTCTGTTTTTTAAGATCCAGGGGTGAATTATTATGAACTCACCCCCAATATCTCAAATCAAATCAAAACAACATGCATTAATCATGTAGGTGATATAATAGTAAACATAAAAAAAACAAAAAACAAGTGAATTCTAGAAGTTTTTTATAAAGTAGAATTCATTTCGTTCTTGATGTAGTTCACCCCGTCTTTGAATCCTTCTTCATATACACTCTTATCGTATGTATTCAAACTGGATGGAGCGGAGCTCAATGCTTTCTGGCCGATCTCATGGGGTGTTTTGTCAGCTGCTTCAATTAAGCGATCACTTCTGGATTCGGCCAGTTTAAAACCAAAAAACCACATGATCGAAGAGGCGATCCAGATGCTCATGTTAATATTATGGTGCAGCTCCCCTGAATCTGAAATAAAACAGTTGATTATTTCCATGGTAATTAAATAACCATAGATCCCTAAGAGGATCTTATCCCCCGTTGTAAATTTAATTTTCTTCATTTTGTTTTTTAATTTGTCTTATGTGCGATTTTAAATTATTGATCATGTCTTCCATGTCCTCGATGGTGATCTCAACAGCGAACTTCGGGATCTCCACCATCTCTTCCATCTCCTGTTTTACATTACCAGTGGTGAGCACCGTGCGGCTGGTGCCGTCATCGATGATCCTGGTATCCAGATCAAAGAACTGACTCCTGGATTTCAGGAATCTCTTGTGGTTCATAAAATGAGTTATCATAGATTATAATAATAACAAAAAAAAGTGGGGATGTCAAGTCCCCACCTTTCTTATGTGAACAATTTATTTACTCAGGGTGCTGATGACTCAGGGTGCTGATGTAGCTGATCCAATATCCACCCAGGTCGATCTCCTGGTCATTGCACAGGTCCATGAACTCGGAGAGCGCTAGTACGGCAGCTCCCCTTGCTCTTAGTTCATTAATCGATATCAGGTTCAGGTGATTATTCTCCAGGTGCTCCGCATCCTTTCTTCGATCGAACTTGGCGATCGGCATCATAACGATCATTGTCTTTTCAGCCATGGTATTACAATTGAATTACGAAACCTGAAGTATCTTTTTTACCTTTGCCCTTGGCCTTTAAACCAACGATCACTCCATTGCCATGTATGAATGTCAAATCATGTTCGTCTCCATTGATTACAGGGAAGCCCATGTATTCAGCTGGCAGTTCTGATTCATCCTTTACATTGAAGACCATTGCTACATTTTTACCTGAACTCAAAGCTGTAATTGCATTAATCTTTGTTGCGGCCCTTTCGTCAACACTGTAGGTAAGATGATAGTTAGGTGCCTGCGGCTTTAGCATTCTAGAGAAGTCCTTAGTGTAATCATAGAACTGGACCTCGGGAAACAACTCCATGATGTTCTTACCGTCCATGATTTTGATGTGCTCATATGGAATGTCAGATGTGCCGTTTAAACGAATCGCCAAAGCTTTGCCATGTTTTTTATAACCCTTGGCAACTTCTTTGTATACCTGCTCGAGGAACAAATCTTTCTCACGTAAAAAGTATTCAGTTTTATTCAGACGACCTGTCATAACATTACTGAATGCTCCCCTGCCAGCTGTGAAGAGACAAGCAGCCTTGCAACCCTCGCTCGCATGTGCACAAAGGTTTTTACCTGATGTGTTTTGTTTTTCAGGGGACATGTACAAGATGAATGTAGTGTAACCCAATTTCTCGCCTTTAATAGTCTTGGCGTTCTGTGTACCGAACAACGTTGTTGGTCTTTTGTACTTGTAAGATAAGTCAAACATAGTGTGTATATTTTTTGATTGAGTACAAATATAATGTAAATGTTTTTCCTGCGCAAGTTTTTTATTGATTATTTTTTATAAAAAAGTTTAACCCTGAAAAATATTTTAAAATATTTTAAAATAAATTTGGTTGGTAAATGAATTATGCTTATCTTTGTACCAACAATAAAGATAAAGACTATGGCTATTGTAATAGGAAGACCAATCAACGGCATCAGCATCAACGGGCTTGAGTACCTGTTGGGTGAGGACGGTGAGTATAAACAATTTGAATCTAGAGAAGAGGCTAAGACCTTTTTGAATTCTATGTTCGAAGAACCGTTAACGGACGATCAACTGGAAGACAGCTTCATGTTCCTGGACACTGAAATAGATTTTGATAATGAATAAAGTGAATTCCTTTATGCTAGCCTTAAGTGTATTCTTTTTGGGTTCATGTTATGAACCCATCAAGGGTGAAGAGGTGAAGCATACAATTGTAAAAAAGTTTAGGGTTACTCCAGTGAGTATTCATGATGAAATGTCACCCAGATTTCGAGCTGTGTTGGAAAACGGGGACACCGTACCGACAGGTGAGAACTCCAGGATAGGTGACACGGTGAGCTATATCTACTATAAGAAGAAGTAGCAGCTGTGAAAGAAACATGTGTTGGTGAACATATGTGTGTTTATTTGATTTAGTATGAAGCCCGCAGCGATGCGGGTTTTGTATTTTATATGAATTCTGGTAGCTTCAGGCCCCTGCAATACATAATAACTTCCTGGTGTTCCAGTATAAGCTCACGCTTTAATTTATCCAGTTCAGCCTGGGCTTCCTCTGGTGTCTGGAAGTAAACTGACATGCGCTGTGAATTCTGGTGAATCCAGTTAAGCTCACAGTGAATCCGTCTGGTCTGCTCCTTGATCCTGAGCACCAGATAAACTGGAATGAATAGATCCTTCACCTGGGCTGGTACGCCAGGGACATTGTTTTCTGTAATAAAGTTTAGTGCCGCTGTACGATCTGGAAAAAGTTCTGATCTGGAAAACTGGACTTCCCAGACAGGATCACCAGAAGCTTTAAGCTCCACCAGAACCCTGCCAGAGTTACTGGCCACAATCCATTTCTCACCGTCCCGTAAAGAAAAATCCATACCAGTAATATAACCAGTATGGATTCAAAGTAAAGTGTATTCTGGGGGTTAAATCTCCCAGATAGTAGCTAGTGAATACCAGATGTTTCCAGTTTCAGCTTTCTCTTCACAGAACTGGTACAGCTCATCGTCTGTCATCTCTGTGGTGTCTATTCCGTGTTTGGCGAATAAATCATTATTGAGGTGAACTCTCTCCTGTGGGAGAAACTGGTCAACTACCTTCCTGATATGCTCCTGACCTTTTGCTGTGATTTGTAACATGGTATAAATATAAGAAAGTTATATTACTTTGTCAAGTCTATTTTACCAATTCTGTACGTCCAGTAGACATCATTCATTCCGAAGAACGCATCTGTTGAGCCGTCATTGTTATCTGATTCCATGAACAGCGTACCGTAATCCTCATCTTCCCAAGTTGACTGGTCGTGGCGATTAACATTACCTTCGATTGCCAGTGCTGAATTAACCATATCATTATAAGCGTTAACTGACGCACCTCTGTTGAAGAATGTAATACTAGATTCGTCAACGTATTCAGAAAAATCTGCTACATAGTATTCACAGTCATCTGTAACATCCTGTGTGCCGACCTTAAAGTAGTGGTCAACTTCCCCCAGTATCGCTCCCAACTCCTCGTTGTTACCTGAATTAAACCTTACAGCCCATTCATCTTCCATCCAGTAGTCGTTATCTTCTTCCAGTCCGTCCACAGCGAATAAATCCTGTGTTCTCTTTTTGAACTCTACCTTTGCTTCCTCTACTGTTGGGAAGAAAAGAACTTCGCTGTCACTTGGTAAGTGAGTGGCGATAAGTAAATAGTGAATTTGTTTTGCCATTGTGTTATTGATTTATGATTTCAAATGTAAACATAAAAAAGTTACTGACCAAATTTAATTGCAAATATTTTTTTAATCAATTCATACGCTTCCCTGACAGCTTCCATATCCCTGACAGCTTCCATATCGTCTGGGTTCTTATACGCTTTGAATAACATATCAATGTTACCACTCGCAGCCCCACCGATTTCCTCATCAATCCAATTACAGAAACTACGCAGCTCATCAGCGTGTTTAATCTTTAAACTCTCCTCAGCAAAGAAATAAGCTTCTGTGAAGTTCCCTGTTATTGAAGCACCTTTTAATAAAAGTGTTTTGGCGTATACTGGTAATACTTTCATTTTAATTATTTAGAATTCAAATGTAAACATAAAAAAGTTACTGACCAAATTTAATTGCAAAAAAAATGGGGATTGCTCCCCATTCTGTTATTCTGTAAAGTCAGGTTTTATTTTCTCAAACCCGTCAGGAACGGAGTTGCTAACAGAGATTACATTTCTAGCCCACACACCCACATAATCATTAGAACCCCTGAAATCACCACCACCTCTGCCGTTCCCCTCACAGGTTAGTAAAGGCAGAGGATGAATTTGCCAGCCGTCATTATCTGGTACTTCGGTTTTATCCACATAACATTTCTTTGTGTGGTTAATTACGAAACGATAATCTTCGTCTTCCTTTGGTATATTCGGAGTGTATTTTAATTCATCTTTACAACGACTGTACACATTAGTTTTACGGCCCTTACATTCATCTGCATAGTCACCAGCCCAAACAACCCTTTTAGGATTATTCGCAATTAGAGTTTCAAACGCTCTAACAAAACTATTCTTTAACCAAGAATGTTCCATTAGTTTAAGTCCTGAACCAGAGGTGAATTTTGATCCATCTTCTCGCTCCCAAGTTTCTTGAATGTCGTGAGAATAAACCCACGCCTTAACTGTTTTTTTGTTGTCCCCTAAAATTGCGGGGGAATAATATTGTCCCATATTTTATTTATTTAGAATGCAAATATATTAATAAAAAACTTTATAACCAAATTTATTTACAAAAAAATGGGGATTGCCCCCCATTTTCTTTATGCGTTCTCTTTTTCCTTTTCGGTGAACTCCAAGAAACCCTGAACCGAACCCTGATAAAGTGTTACAGGTTTACCGTGAACCTCAATACACTTAAAGATTAGCTCCTTCGTTTCCTCGTTGCCGATAACCTCGTAGCGGTATTCTTCCCAACAACCTGTTGTGCCGCCCCTGTGCAGGTAGATATTTCCAGGGCCATCTTTGAACTTGGCGACCACCTGTGCGGCTAGACAGCCCATGCCGTTGAATACTAGCTGTGTTTCGTTACCACCGATACCATTAACCATTTTACCCTGATTCAGGAACTCTGCTAGTTCCTTACCATGTCCTGTTGGGTAGCCATCATATTGGCGATACATTGTAACGATTTTATCGTTCTTTACTTTCTTTGTCTTCTCGTCTTTCCAAGTCGAGATGAACGTTGTTAAACTACGTGTTCCCATGTGTTATTTGATTTTAAGTTGATACAAAGATAATGTAATATAATTTACTGCGCAAGTTTTTTTTAAAATATTTTGAAAAAAAAATGGGGGCTCTCTCTTTCCCCCATCTTTGCTATAAACTCCAGAACGCTATCTGGAATGTTTGGCCCAGTGATTGTCAGCTTCTTCCAGATTATCACCACAGGCGTGACATTTGTAATCCGTTTCTTCATACGGTGGGTGATCCCATTCGTCATAACCAAAACAGTTCCCACGATCATCAGGACCGTCCCCCAGATTCCCGAACTCTTCCAGAGCCTCTTCTTCTGAGGGGAAACATGCTCTACAGAAATCTAGAGCATCCGATTCAGATGTGTAGATTCTCATTGTGCGTATGAGTTAGCAAGTTGCCATAGACCCTCGTTGATGTCTAGGTTCAAGGTGATGTTCTTGATAGGACGAGCCTGACGAAGTTTGTTATCGTCTCCTAGGTGTTTGAATTGTCCATTCACTAACTTCTCCTGAACACGGTTGAAAACAGTCCACAGGTTGTTAGGAGCGTCCTCAGCACGGTACGCTGACAATAACGCATCCACGTCAACTGATGATGAGATGAGCGCCATGTCCACAGCATTGCTCTCCTTGATGTACTCAGGGTAACGAATTGCAAAGGCCTTCATCGCAAACTCTCTACGAGCCTTCTCAGTCAACTCAATTTTCTCGAACGTCCTGATTGTGTCAAACACGACAGGTAACTTCTCTGTGATGTCCCCAATCATTCCACGAACGTTGTCGAACGAGTATCCCATATGACGGAGATTAAGTTTACCGAACGTTGCATCAGCCACAACCAAACCGTTGGAACAAATCAGGCGGAATAAACCTACGTGAAAGTTCATTGAACGAGTTCTGTCATGCGAGTTGGTGAAAAGGATTTCAGGTACGTTACCACCCACACCCACAGCACCGAAATCTTGGTGACGGAAACGAACTAGGTGACGAGTCGTGTCAGGGCTGGTCTTCGACTTTTGCTGGGCAACGTCATGAATATTCCATCCGAACTTCGACAGGTCATCGATTACATCCACGGTCGGGATGAAGTTGTAATGTTTTGAAGCACCTGCTTTTGCTCCTTGTTCTGCCGTGCGGAATACCGCAGGGGCTTTCGATTTTAATTCTTCTACTGAAAACATATCTTATGGTTTTTATTTGTTGGTACAAAGATAATATAAAATAATTTACCTTGCAACTTTTTTTTATTTTTTTTTTGTTTTTGTTTTTGGTGTTGCTTTTTGTTTCGGTGTTACCTTTACGTACTTGTAAGTTGACTTAGTAATCTTTACTTTTTTCACTGTCATTAATTCGGTTTTACTTGTTTAAAAAATGGGGGCTCATCACCCCCCGTGTGAATTAGTTGTGCATATCAATCATCACTGCGAAGTATTGGTCTGCGTTCTCAAATGCTTGAGTGGGGTTGTTGGTATAGTTTTCGGTGTCGAACACATTGCTTTCGAAACAAAACACATCGTTTTTAAAGTCAGCGTATTGTCTTGCGTAGTAAGAACTCATATCGTGACCCTCTATGGTTTTAGCTTCGAGCATTTTATTCCAAGCGGTTTCTGCCTCAGCCTCAATGTCTTTCTTCCATTCAATAACAACATCTTTGCATTCTGATAGAGCGATAGCATCATCATCATAACCGAAGTCATTGTAGTTGTTTCGAACATAAGGGTTCAAACCTTTACCACCTATCACTGACCAAATATCGCCAAGTGCTTGGTGTTGCTCCTCGACCATACTTTTAGTCAAGAAAGGGTTTTCTCTATCGGGGTAGACAACCTTAAAGTGTTCCTCAGCCTTTACAAAGAACTCCTTTGATTTTGAATTAAGGGTACCGCTCCAACGACCACCGATTACATACCAATCCCATATGTCGCCATCGCCATACTGAGCCATAAACTCTTGGACTTTGTCCTTTGCCTCATCTCTTTGTGAGGCCTTAATTAATAGAATTACTCCTTTGTGCATACATTTAAAATTTAGAATTCAAAGATAGTTATAAAAAAGTTCTTGTGCAAATTAATTTTCATCTTCTTCCCACTCATCCAACGCATCTACCTCATCTTGGTCAATGAATACTACTGTTAGAGCGATATACTCCCCGTCTGCATTCTTAAGCCCGTAGACATCGTAAGAACCATCACCGTAACCTGAAGATGATACAGCACCGTTTGGAATTACACCCCAACTATCATCCCCTAGTGTCAGGTGACAACAAGCGTTATACCACACATCACCCTCACTACCATCGCTAAGGTAGTCACCACCGAAGTCGTACTTGGTTTGTTCTTTAACACTGTCAGCTTTACGGTAGTGGTCACGATCGAAAAAGCCGAACTGCCCACTGTCCACACCAAAGGTTCCTGGCAGTTGCTCCCATTTGGAACTCATTGTTTCCACACTGCTGTCGGTATGGTATACTCGAAGTTGCGCAATACGCCTACCCCAAGCACCCATCACAGCCTCATCGATTTCAGCCGACCAAGTGCCTTTCTTTACATTATTAACTGTTCCCATACACCAAATGTCGGTGGTGTAACAAGGGTCGCTACATACCATAGCCCCTGAAGTAATTTCAAATCTGCTCATTATGTTTATTTAATTGGTTTACAATATTCCCTCTAGGTTTGTGTTAAAGATGCACTCGCCTTTCTCTAATTTGTTTTGGATTTCCAAAACCTTTGCTTTCAGTATACCTGAATGTGTTTTCTTCAAGTCCTCGATAGCGTACTTGTAACTAATCAATTTGTAAGAGCCACCTCTTGGATTACCGAACAAGATTGCTTTCTTCTGCTGTCGATTAATACTTTTCAGGAAGTTCAGGCGTTCACAAATGAACTCAACAACACTATCAAACCTGAAATCACTTTCTTTCCAATCAGTTTTAAGACCAAGACCTCTTGTGTCATTGTTGTAATCTTCTGCTTGGAACTGAGCCATTTTGGCTTCAATCATCAGGAAGTCCTCTAACTCTTTCATCTTTGCTTTGTCCTTTGCATCATAACCATAAGGTCTTACATCAGGACAACCACCCCAACCATCGTTGTTCAGGTACGCAACCTTTTTGTTGTCTAGATAGATGTCGCAAAAGAAACCACACAAGTCGTGACCGAAGTTCTCTTTTACATTTTTGATTGTTACTCTTTGAGTAACTGCTTTTGGAAGTAACTGCATTGTTATTTTGTTTTAGAATTCAAAGATACTATAAAAAACTTTACCAACCAAATTTATTTTTAAAAATTATTTTCAATGTAGTATTTTAAACTGGTGTGGGTACCCGCCCCCTCGAATTCAGGTAAAATAATTTCAGTATCCCAACAGTCACCGACAAACTCGTAAATTGAATTAAAGACATCAACACCATCACCAAGCTCCGTATCGAATACAAAGTTGATATAGAATATCTCTCCGTTGTCTAGCACAACCTTGTGGTCAAAATCAAAGTCAGTTCTAGTCACCTGTTCGCATTCACCTGTTTCTGTATCCACAGAAAACTTATGGTTTGGATTATCAACGCTGCTTACAGATACAAACCAATTAGGGTTGTTTTGAATGTTAGCGATAAGTTGTCTAGCTGCATCCACAGGATCGGTTGCCTCGTAAGTGAACGCCAATTGGCATTCATATTGTTTAGTTTTTTTCATCGTCAATCACTTTATATTTGTCTAAAAATAATGGGAATTCAAATCTCTCCTGTAGTTCACTAGCGAGTTCCTCGTTGGTGTAATCAGCGTAACCCTTATGACCATACTCTAACAGGGCCGCTGCGTAAGAATCATCTCCGTCTTGGTGACCTGTTATGAATGAATCGATATCATCGTCAACCAACTTATTGATTGCTTCCTGGCGTTTAAGTATGTCAATCATCAGTTCTCGTTTGAAGTTGTACGATAATACTCTGCTATGTTGATTAGTTCATCAACCAACTGCTCGTCAGTCATAGACGCAAACTTTTTAGCGTCCTGTACGGTTTCGATTTCATCACCTGCCATATCAAAGATAGCATCGATTAGTTTCGTTCTCATTGTTTGTTCCTGTGTCATATTGAATTTAATTTAATTCGTAGTAAATGTATTCGTAAATTGCAACCATATCATCGGTTTCCAAATCCATAAAGTCAACGCACTCGCCAACATCAGTTTTGATAACCACATCAACTCCGTCCAATAAGATTGACATTGCTCTGCTCTTGCCGTCAAGTTCGGTTGGGTGGATGAATAATAAGGGTGTGTCCAAAGGGCTTAACTTAATCGGTGTGAACAAACCTATGTTATGTTCTTTAAGTTCTTCGGTTACTGCTTTGTTCATAGCGACACGCAAGTCGCTGATTATTTCTTCAAATTCGATAAAATGAGCCATACTATATTTTTTTTGTTTTAAAATGTTCTTCCCAATCAATAACCCTAAGTGAAGGTGTATAAATCCCATTATCACATTGGTAGTAATAATCATTCGGATTCAACTCTTTTTGAATTAAACGAGAGATGTCGTTCTTTTTGTCTTTAACGAAATCCCACTCCTTTAATGTTTTCGGTTTTGACATAGTACAAAGATATGTATAAAAAAGTTCTTGTGCAAATTAATTTATAAATTCTTTTTTGAAATATACGTACGCCTCTTTCCTAGTCATAGGAATACAGTACAAACTACACTGTGAACGGTACTCATTGGCACCCGTCCTGATAACATTGTCAGAACCTAACCACTCCAGAAAGGAATGGTAGGTTGACATATCTCTTTTGGTTTTCACTTTCATATCTGAATGCTAATTGAATTTAGTCGCAAATGTATTCTTCGTGTTCATCTTCCCACGCCTCATCGGTGATAAGATAACCCAAACGATTAACAAAGTGAAACCCTGCGATAACAAGTAAGTCATCTCCATCAGTATCTACGATTGTCCAAATGTGATTGTTGGGTTGTTTCTTAACACACTCCAGCTCCTCGCCAAAGGTTTCGTACATACAGCCACCAAAGGAACACATATCATCTGGCAACAAACTGCCCGTATCTTCCATCGCCTGAAGTTTCTTAAGTTCCACCTGATTGTATTGTGTGGTGTACTTGTTATAGAAATCATCTATTGTCATTTGTTTTTCCATAATTCAAATGTAAGTGTAAAAAAGTTACCGACCAAATTTATTTATTAATATTTTGGATTCAGTTTAAAAGTGAGTACATATTTTGATTGGAATGTACCTTTACAGCAAGTACCACACGCTGTCGTTCTACTTGGTGTTCTATGTCTTCTATGTATATGACCACAAGAGTTGCATACAGCGATGTACTTGGATTCAGGCACAACTGTATTCTTTGTCGTGTAACAGCGATTACCATCGCAACCAATTTTAATTGCCTCTCTTTTCCATACAGCATCGTGTCCATGTCCACGACCGACCAAAGCATGAGCGATCTCATGTAGGATTGTATTCTTTACCCTCGCCTCATCGTTAACCGATGCTAGCGCACTAGATAAAGTAATTCTTTTGTAGGTGTGGTGACAGCAACCAAATCTACGCTTGGCTGTGTCGAAACCAAATCGCCAACCCCTTTCCATAAGGTTGTGCTTTTCCATAAGTTCTACCGCTAGTTGCTGTGCTCTAAATAAATCCATTGCTTAATTGTTTTTGATTACGATACAAATATAAGTGTAAAAAAGTTACCCACCAAATTTATTTGCAAAAAAAAATGAGGAACCTTTCGGAACCCCATCTTAATAACGTAACAGTTACCTATTACTTTGCAGTACCCGTAGATACTGAATCAACAACACAGGTATCAGATACCATTGTAGTGGTATCAGTTGTAACCGTAGTTGTTTCGGTCTTGGTTTCGGTTGAGCAAGAAGCCATCATGACTACTAAACCCAGGATAAGAAGTTTTTTCATACTACAAAAGTAAGCATGAGCCCTAGTAAAAGCAAGGGGTTTATAAAAAAAATAAAAAAAACTTTATAAAAAACTTGCGTGGTAAATTCTTTTACATTATATTTGTATCACATTTAAAAACCCTGTATATGAAAAAAGAAGAAATGATTAAAAAGGTAAACGAATCCTTGGGTTCGTTGTTCACCAAGGATGATGTGATTAACGTCATCAATCTATTATCAAGAGAGACACCAATCAAGATTGACTTTGAGGAGTTAACGGAGCGTCTTGAGGCAATCGTTGACGAGGCTGATAATAGCGATATTGAGATTAACCAAGGGAGATGCGAGTTCAGTATCACCAATGGGAATGAGATTGAGATTGAAGACGTTAGTTATGACACCGATTCTTTCAAAAGTAGCATTAACCACGATATTCGTCAGTTGATTGAGGCAACCGAAAGAGGTGAGGCTTGTCAGTTGGAAGAAGAGGAGATTGCAGAATAATTAATCGGGGGAAAGAAATTTCCCCCTTTTTTATAAAATAATTTGGTCAGTAACTTTTTTACACTTATATTTGTATCATAAATCAATTAAACAAAATAAAAATGAGAAATTTATTTACAAGGGAGTGCTTAACAATCAATGTAGCACGAAGACAAGAAAACAAAATTGCTTTGACAATCAGTTCCGACTATTCGGGTTCGGATAGAAAATCGCAGTTGTATGTTAACGAGGAAAGATTGGCAACCATGTTGGAATCTTTTTGGAAAGGTATCAAGACCAAGAAACTATTGTTGGCGAATGTATCGTTCAGCGAAATTGATTGGTACGATGATATGTGTGATGTATACGACACACCAAGCATTACCATTAAGAGAGGTTTGAAGAAGGCAAGGGTAAGCCAACAAGAGCATGGTTCAATACCAAAAGATTGGTCGGTTGATTTGTATTGTGTATTCGCAGACACCACAACCAATACACCAATACTTGAAGTGGTTAAGAGTGCGTTGGGTGGTTACTTTGATACTGACCTTGAAAAGAAGTTTATCAAAGAACTTAAACCATTGTTGCAAAAGAAGGTGAATTATGCGAGTGCTGAATTAAACTACGAACACTAACATGGCAGACAATCAAATACCAAACGAACTAACAATCGGAGTATACTATTACTTTGATGATGAGGGTAAGCCATGCTTTGATGTAGAGGAGATGCGGAGAGAGTTTGAACAAGCATTACTTAAATTAGAAGAACTTTCAAAATAATAACATGGCAAGATTTATTTTAGACGTAGGGAATTTAGATGCCGAGGGTATCAGCGAAGTATTAGACGTGATTGAGAAAGACCCCTTCCTTGCGAAGAGGGTCTGCTCGATCCGATGTATTGATGAGACGAATAGGAACCAATTCTATTCATGGGATAAACCAACCAAACAACATCCCACTGGCACTACACCAATGATGAATGTATTGAGTGAGGAACAAATTGAGGAAGATAAAAGAATTCTTTCAAAATATTAATAAAAAAATTTGCACGAGAACTTTTTTATACTTATCTTTGAGGTAACAAAAAACAAATCAATCATATGAACGATATAGCAATATTAAATGACCTTGTAGACTTAATATCAGAAAGAGAAAAGTTAGATATAGTTTATAACGAAATCTTATTCCCAAAATTAAAAAATTGTGCGTTAAACCTTAAATCAAAGGAATTAAGGGTGGATGGGAATTGCCACGATGTCCATATGGGTATGAGGTTAGGGGATATAATGGGTAGGTCTATTAGTTTACAAAGACTCATTGAAACCCAAATGAAACCTTATTTGGAAGAGAAGGGGTATACTGTTGGTATTTGTAATCCAAAATATTTTGTTTTTATTAGTTGGTAATTAAATTTGCACAAGAACTTTTTTATACTTATCTTTGAGGTACATTAAACAAATAAGGAAATGAAAGCGTACAAAATTAACGTAGCCGACCGCAAGGTTGAAGCAATCGAAATCAACGATTGGAAAGACATCGCACCCGCTATTGGTGGAGAGTGTAGGTCATTTGAAGCACCAGTGACACTAGACAATGAGGATACATTCTACACCGATGAGGAAGGATTGTACCACACTTGCGAAGGTGGTTGGATGTTGGAGAACTTTGCACATCCTATGTTAGGGAACGCAGTTATGCAAGGAACTGATGATGAAGGTGGTAGCACCGAACCAAAATCTACCATTGAGGAGATTGAGGCGATGATTATTTGGGTGAGCAAGGAAAATTGTGAGACGTATCGCAATCGTGCCCATAACACACCGCCAAGAGTTTACGGATTCTAAAAAGAGTAAGGGGGAGAAATCCCCCAAACTTTTTTGTAAATAAATTTGCACAAGAACTTTTTTATACTTACATTTGTATTATGGAAAAAACAATAATAAACTATACCGAGCAAATCAAAGATATTTTGATTGCTATGGCGATTGAAGATAAATTGCCTTTGGATATGACTACTTTGGATTCAAGTGTATTTGATAAGGTATTAGAACCTTTGGTTAGTACATTGAATACTTTGCGTGAGGATGCTGAAATGGCATTGAATGGAAAGTGGGATAAAACCGATAGTGGATTCGAAGCACAAATCACTTTAATTGATATGGTACTATGAGCAAGGCAACATTCTATCAAGCAGTTTTAGTTGAGGTTGAAGGTGATGTTATTCAGCACGTTTACCCACACCTTAAAGAAGGTCAGATTACTTTGGAAGAGCGTATGCCTGATGATGCTTTGTGTCCCCAATGTGATAGTTCTAAGAGAGAGTGGTATCTTTTACCAAAGGAAAGTATTATGGTTAAGGAAGGTGGTAAACCTTATTGTGAATGTATGAATTGTGGTTACACTACACACTTATAATTATGGCGAAATTTAAACCGCAAGTAACATATATGACTAGAGATAGTCAACATGATTACAACGTTGACAGATATAGGGTGCGTTCACCTTATGTAACAAAAAGATTTAATACTTATGCTGAATTGAAAAAAGCATTAAAGGATTATATCTTACATAACCATATTGGTGATGATGAGGTTTTTGTATCAAGAAGTAGAAGAGGTGAGTGGGGAGAATGGTTTGAGAAGTGGGCAATGGTTAATGGTAAACCGACAATCATTAAAGAAGGCTGGCAATGATAAACATTTGGGTAGATAATAATACGGGGATCGTTTACGAAGGTGATGAAGCAATGGTAAAGTTTTTGCGTTCCCAAGGTGATAAGACATACAATGATGCGAGTGATGAGTATATATTAAATGAGGCACACGCACAAAATTGGATAAAACTTTTAGAATAATTTGGTGGGGAACTTTTTTATACTTATATTTGTAATCTAAATAAATAAACAAATGGACAAATTCAAAAACAAAAAAACCTTGTTGGTTGGTGAGGGTATCAATCAGCACACATTGTATGGCGACTTTATGGTTGCCGACACAATCAATGACTTTGCCGAAGTAAAGGTAAAGGACACAAGTTTCTTAAAGCACGAACAACCGAATGGTGCTTGGAGTAACGAACACAAGACCTTACAAGTTGAGAAAGGTAATTGGGTAATGGGTAAACAAGTTGAGTACAACCCATTCAATCAGCAAGTATCACGAGTTTGGGATTGAGTATTTTGTTTAATTGTTAAGAAGTGGGAAGCGAAAGTTTCCCATTTTTTTTGTAAAAAAGTTTGGTGGGTAATTTTTTTATACTTACATTTGTATTAACATTAAACAAAAACAAAATGGCAAACCCAGAAATTCATTCAAAAAGTTCAGTTAAGCGTTGGGGTGGTAAGATAGAAGATTATATCGCAATCCACGAACTGATAGATAGTCCAAAGGCGACTATGAATAACAATTCATCAAGAGCATTAACCCATAACACTTGGTTTGCTTATACAATCATTCCAAAGGTATTCGGTTACAATATAACCAATTCAAGTGGTAGGAGTGTAGATACGATTGATATTGCTATGTTGCATATCGCAGAGGACTTTCGTATGAAGTTCGTACCAACCCCACAAGATTATCTTAAACACCTACAAGTTCAACCTTGGTTTAACAATGGTGTAAAGGACATTGAGAACCCCGAAGCAACAAGGGAAGCAGAAGAATTATTAGAAAGAATTAGAGAATAATTTGCACAAGAACTTTTTTATACTTATCTTTGAAGTAACAAAAAACAAATAAATAAAATGAAAAAAGAACAAGAAGAACAAGAAGAACAAGAAATTATCCAACTTTGGAAAGAACTACAAATCACCCACATTGACTTTGAGTTTACTTGTGGTGGTGATAGTATGAATGACACAACCCTTAATATCCACAAGGGCGAGGAAATTATTGAGAACGATACGATTAGTACCTACTTTGATAACGAGGTCTATAACGAAGTAGAGTTCTATGTAAATTCCGATGGACACTATCAAGGTGAGAGTGGGAATGTGCTGATTGAACTTGATGAAGATGATGAAACCTTTAATTATTCAAAATCGGCACAAGCAGAGTATTGTGAGAGGGTAACAACTAATGTTGAAGTGGAACTGACTGATGATGAGATTGAGTTCGTTAGGGAGTTCGTTAGGGATATAAATGGTGGTGAGGGTGAGGGTTCAAACATTAACTACAAAAAGGACTTTATCATTAACGAAAAAAGGAAAGAACTGATTGATAGTATTGGTGAAAAGGTTGCTGATATTTGTGGTGGTTTTACACCCGAAATTGAGGGTGGTGGTGATTTGAGTGATTGGTATTCGTTCACCACTAACGAAGATGATTTTACCGATAGCGAAATTAAAATTGAAGGTAATAATCTTATCGTGAGTGTAACAAATGAATACTACGATTATGTAGATAGTGAAGATTAAATTTGGTCGGGAACTTTTTTATACTTATCTTTGAATTAACAAAATAAACAAAATGGAAATAGTAATTAACAATGTACCAACCGAATTTAATTTAGGTTGCCGTATGCTCAAAACAAAAGGTGGGGATTGCCCCTTTGATGAGATGCAAGATTTTTGGGAAGAGATTGTTCCCTTAAAGTTTAACGAGATAGCACAAATTCCTAACTTGGAACAAAGGCGAGTTGCTTTATTGTTTCTTGGGTTAGAGAGAATGATTGCAGAAGTGAAACCAACCTTGGTCAGCACCAAAACAATTAAGAAACAAACCACTTGGATAAACGAGCAAGGTGAGTTAGTTGAACACAAGTTTAACGATACCTACGAACTTTACAAAGTGAATGGTGAGTATTTTAGTCAAGGGGTTGAAACTTGGCGAAAAATGAGTGATGCCTATTATGTGAAGTGCAAGGACACAAGCACCGATAGAGAGTATCTTATTTGGGTTGATTTGAATAGTGTATGGAATGTTGCTTGTGAAAACGATAAGAAATTAAATCGTTGGGAGTTTGATGCAAAAATGATTGATGCGATTGATTGTATTGCTTGGACTATTCAAACCGACATTCCACAAGGTAAGATTGAAAAGATTGTAAGACAAGGTGATTGTATTATGATTAAACCGAAAGGGAAGTACGATAAACTTAATAGAGAAAGACATTTGAGTAAGCAAGAATATCTTAATTTACTTGTAGCAGAGAGTTAAGGAAGTGGGGAAGAAATTCCCCATTTTTTTTTTCTAATTTATTTGCACAAGAACTTTTTTACACTTATCTTTGAAGTAACAAAAAAACAAATATATATTATGAGTGTAACTACACAAACCCAAGCAAAGGAAGTGGTACAAGATGTAACTAACTACCTAAACTCATTCAGCAACAAGAACAAAGAGTTTATCGCTGAAATGAATCGTGAACATCGTACCTTGCAACAAGGCTTTACTAAACTCTGTATGGAGTGGTTGGAGAATTGTGCGAGCGAAGAGTATAACTTTGACGGCAGGAACGAAGCAAGCCACAAGGTTGCCAGTGAAATGGTGGAAGGCTTTCGTGATGCCAAAGGAACAATGAGTAACCCGAGTGAGTGGTTGCCTTGCATTTAGAAATCTGTTTTGTTCATATATAGAGAAGGGGTTGCAGCAATGCGGCCCTTTTTTTTGTGCTCTGTAGATCCCTAGAAAAAAAATATAAAAAAGTTGCATGGTAAATTTATTTACCTTATCTTTGAAGTAACAAAAAAACAATTAGACATGAATATTGTAGATTTTTTACAAGCAAAACCAAAGGTTAGTTACCGCTACGAAGACGGCACAACTAAGACATGGGAGTTTCGTTGGACGGGTATCTTTGGGCAAGGTTATTATCAGTTGACTAAGAATGGTCGCAGACATCCTATGAGCAAATTTAAAGTTGCCCAACAAGTGTACCATGAGTACTTGGATGGGTATTGTAAATTGGTGGAAGAAAAAAAACTTGCAATTTAATTTGGTCGGTAACTTTTTTACACTTATATTTGTATCATAATCAAATAAACAAAACAAGATGAACAATCCATTTACAAGACCACAAGCGGGAGCTTACAAACCATACTTGGTTTCAGCCCTAACAATTATCGGAAGAACTACCGAAGCAAATGAGTTCGCAAACGGCAATATGAAGCTTGCTATCGTATCATCCATTACGGGTGGGGTAAAGTTATTCCACGAGTTGAATGAGGTGTGTGCAAACGCTTTAAATGAGTTAGAGCCAAACGATATCGTTCGTTACTACTTTTGGGGTTTGTCCAATGGTCAGTTCGCAGTTGCATCAAGCAATGGTGCGTATGTCTATGACCCAACCGACATCAAAGCGGTTGAGTTCGTAAAAGAACAAGTTGAGTTGAGTGGCAATGAAGTCATCCAACCATACTTTAACTAAGGAGTTTTTGTTTGCTCTATATTTTTAATTTTTAGGGGGTTCCGAAAGGTTCCCCTTTTTTTTCACAAAAAACTTGCGTGGTAATTTTATTTATATTATCTTTGATATAACAAATTAAACAAGATGGAAAGAAAGAATCAATTTCAAGAAAGGGTTTTGTTCGAGAGAACTGAAAACTTAAAGTTAGTTAGGGTGAGAGATTTAAGACCTTACTTTATCATATCGCTTATGGTAAACTTTGTTATCATTGCAAGTTCATTTAACGATAATGAAAATACAATCATTAAGTATCAAACAATCGTTAAGGATAAGGTTGCCGAGGTTATTAGTATGGACACCGACATTCCTTTAACTGATAGTGCAATCACCGAGGAGTTAGTTAAGCAGGGTTGCGTTCTACCTAATATCGCTTTGGCTCAGTTTAAGATTGAGAGTTCACACTTTAAGTCAAAGATTTGTAAGGAGAATAAGAACATCGCTGGTATTAAAACAAGTCGCAGTAACTTTGTCAAAGGTATGAGAAATGATCATTGTGCTTACGATAGTTATCGTGATTGTATTAAAGATTACATTCGTATCCAAAACCGATACCTTGAAAACATTGATGGTAGATATGCCGAAGATGGTGGGTATGTGTCTTTGTTAAAAAAGATGTAAAAAAGTTTGCTTGGTAATTTTATTATACTTATCTTTGAGTATAGTTAAAAATTAAGAGTTATGAAAAAGTTAATTTTATTAGTTGGTTTAGCAGTATCAATGAATGCTTTTAGCCAAAGTAGTGTCTATCTTGGCCAGGATGAGAACAACTATCCAATCTATAAGAATGTTAAACCATTCTCAACTTTAAGTGCGAGGATTGGAATCAGCGTGGTAACGAGTGGAATCAGTGCGTTTATTATCCACGTCTTTGTTGATAGAAAGAAGGAGAAGGAACAAGCAGAGAAAGAACCTTTGTTACAAGAGAACGTAGAAATTTAATTTCATAAAAAATTTGGTCGGTAAATTATTTTATATTATATTTGTAGTATGAAAAACAAAACAAGATACGATGTGATTAGTCCCGATGGGTTCAGCATCCACCATAGCGACACCTACGCAACCAAAGAGGATGCGTTTAAAGCCTTTAACGATTGGAAGAAACGATTTGAAGGTCAAGGTTATTATTCATCTAACGAGGGTAGAATCCCTTTAAATGAATTAGACCAACATTGTCAAATTATAGAGGTTGACGCATTTATTGAAACCATTTAAAATAGATTAAGATGGAAAAAACAATGTACATTGTAAGATACAATGATATCTACGGAAATGGAGATGACCAAAAATTAGAGGTAATCATTGAGGATAGAAACCACTTTAAAGACTGGTTAGAAGAGCATAACGAAAGTAGAGATGAACCCGAATTAATAGAGGAGTTTGACCTTATACCTTTAAATGTTCATGTACCAAAATTTAAAATAGATTAAGATGAAAAGTTTTTATGTGACAATTATGTCAGAAGACCCTAACGATGCTTATGGTATCGAACAAGGGGACAACCACCAAAAGTATGGGTTCAGTGTTCAAGCAAGGGATAAAGACCATGCTGCTGATGTTGGTGTTGAGCAATTCAAAAGCCAATGCGGTGATTTACCAATCTATTGGGTAAAAGTTTCTGAAGATTAATTTGGTCAGTAAACTTTTTTATGTTATCTTTGAAGTAACAAAATAAACAAGATGAACGAAGTAGAACAATTAAAGCACCGCATTGCAATGATCGAGGATGACCTAGAAGTTATCAGAGCATTTATCTATGCGCAGAGGTTGAATGAAACATTTCAAAAGCCAACACCAATGGCTGACGAATGTTGGGCGCACCTAAACAATATTGAAATTGCTTGTGACCTATCAAGTAATGAATCATTGGAGTGGAAAAGTTTTAGCGAATAAATTTGGTCAGTAAACTTTTTTATGTTATCTTTGAAGTATCAAAATAAACAAGTATATGACAAGAAAAGAAAAAATAGAATCAGCAATAGCAAATGCACTATTAATATTAGGAATAGTATTATTTTTTAGTATACCTTTTATTGTATGGTCGTTATGATGAGCCAAATAGATATTCGAGTAGGTGAAATCGAAATGAAATTAAAACGTATCGAAGATAGAATGCATGAGATAATGGGTGAAAAAACTACCTTAATCTTTAAGACCCAACACGAAGAAATTTCCCCCTTTTTTATAAAATAATTTGGTCAGTAAACTTTTTTATGTTATCTTTGAAGTATCAAAATAAACAAGTATATGCCAACATTAGAACAAGCAATTAAAAAGCACCGAACAATTTTAGCGGGTTACGACTTACCCGATGTTGAAGATGAAATGGAAGCACAATTATATTGGGAAGACTTTATTAGTGAAGTTGAAACAATGATGAAGAAAATGCGTACAAAGAAATTCTTTGCGTATGGCTTATCATTAACTTGGAGAAACGTTGCAGGGTACACCGAATTTGAAACTTATAGTGCGAGAACATTGGTTGACAAGTTGACACCTAATAGCGACTATAAGATACTATTCTTAAAGACCGAAAACAAAGGTATCATTGAAGTATTAATACACCACCACGACAAACCTATGGGGGAAACAATGTACCTTATGTCGCAGACAATGGAGAAGAAACAAGGAATCAAAGAATCTTATTTTAAATTAAAATGAAAAATAGAGAAGACGTATTTTATTATGCAGTAGTCACCTTTGCGGTATTCGTTATATCCCTTTGGGTTGCAACAATGATATTAAAATTTATTTGGTTTTGTTTTAATTAAATTTGGTCAGTAAACTTTTTTATGTTATCTTTGAAGTATAATAAAAGAATATGAAAGACGTTAAAATTTACATTCAAGAATTGGTTGATGAAGGTATTATTGCAAAGGACGTTGCAGACCATTTAATATTTTTAATAAAAGCACAAACCTTGCGAAGATTTGCGAAAAAAATTTAGAAATGATGCGAGAACAAATTAAAGACATTAAAACAAATATAGGTTTAACAATCTATAAAGGTGACTACGAAGGGGCACAATGGTCAATCACTGGGTTCCCCAAAGCAGATACAATCGGACATCAATTTGAATCATCATACGACTTTGAGGATTGTATTAAACGCAATGTAAATTGTAGTGGTATTGACTTTGATAGTGAGTATTGTCAGTTTTGGGCGTACGCCAAGACAAAGGCGAGATTGGTATCGTTCGCCAAACAGATTGAGAAGCACTTTGAAAAGGCGAAAGCGATGAAAGAAAAAATGTATTAAAAAGTTTGCACAAGAACTTTTTTACACTTATCTTTGAAGTAACAAAAATAATTAAGCATGGAAAATTTTAGTCAGTTATGCGTTTGGGAAGGCACGATTGTCGGAGCAGACGAAGTTGCAAACTTTGAGGGTTGGTTACAATCCGAGTTCGGAGTACGAGCAAAATATGTTGACGAGGTATTGACCTTACCAACACCAGGAGAACAAGGAACAGGTGGGAGAAACGATGTGTTCTTTCGTGTCCACGATGAAGATGTGATGAAGTTCGCAGTACCACGATTAACGATTGGTATCAAGTGGTGGGAAGATGTTTTGGGTAACGGCAATGGAGTTCTTTATCCACAAGAGGTTTTGGAAAAATACGAAAAAACTTGGTAATAAATTTGGTGGGTAAATAATTTTGTGGTATCTTTGTGATAACAAAAACAAAACAAGTATATGCAAGAAATGATTTTAAACATCAGAAAGAAATTAGGGTATGTTCCGTTGGAACAATACCTACAAGAAAAAGAGGACACTCAAATCACAAGTATTAAAGATTTTGAGAGGGTTATTCACATATTGAGTTCATCAATACACGAAGGTCATATAGCAACGGCTGACAAATGTTTTGTGGTATTTAAGAACAAATGGAAGGGTTTATCTACGGAGATAATGTCTTACAATACTTTAATCTTTCACAATGAAAGAAATAAGGTGTTGAATAGATTACCGAAGATTGAAGAGCGTGTTGAGTTGTTGCTGACTTAATACTTGTTTAATTGTGAAGAAAGGGGGAGCGAAAGTTCCCCTTTTTGATTTCATTTATTTTATAATAAATTTGGTGGGTAACTTTTTTAGACATACCTTTGTACTATGAAAACGGAAGAGAAAATTGTGGTAGTTAATCAGAAATTAAATTTGATTAACGATAGAGTTTGTGAGATTAAAGGGGAATTAAATACACTTGATTTCAGAATGGAGTTGGATATGGTTGATGATAGATTGTATCGAATGAAAAGAAAAACCTTAATGTACGAATTGGAGTTGCTTGACAAGAGGGTTGGGGAGCTGAATAATGATTTGAGCGTATACAATCTATTTAAAGAGTTGTGCATCGAATTAGAAGAAAGTTTAGACGAAGAAGAAAGAATCGCAAAATGAAAAAATATATTGTAACATCATTAATGTTTATCGGGTTGAATGCTTTTGCTCAATCCCCTAAACTGAAAATAGTATTGTATCCAAACAACGACCTTGAATACGCCCAATCGGTAAAGTTAATGTCTGACACTACATTCAGTAATGAATTTTGTTTTGATATTATTCCTAAACATAAAGACCCATCGTTCCCATCGGAATACGGAATAGTTAAAGTTGATTTCGTTTCTTGTGAAGGTGATGTTAGGGTTGCCAGTTGTCAAGCGAATACAATCCCCAGCAAGAAAGAATTAACCTTGTATGCGAATATGTCGTTGACTATTACCAACGATCCGAAGTTATTAAAAAGCACAAAAATATTGTATTAAAAATTTGGTCGGTAAAGTTTTTTATGTTATATTTGTTTTAACAATAAACAATTAAACAAATGTCAAACAAAGAAACTTTACCCGAAGCGTTAGGTTTATCACAGGAGTGGTACGATGAAACCACAAAAAGAATTGAAAAAGATTTTGGGGACATCACCGAAACTATCTCTGACTATATGGTTGTTGAAACCAATAACATTAGAGAGGAAGAATTTGGAGAGGTTGATGTTAAGTTAACCAACTATGAGATGAAGTTAGTTTTAGTCGGCTACCTTATCGGATTGGAGAGGGTTAAAATGAACAATCCTTTAGGAGCATTATTCCAACACTTTTTAGAGAGCAGAGAGGAAGAAGGGGACGAATAGTCCCTTTTTTTATTCATAAAAATTTGGTTGGTAAAGTTTTTTTTATTATCTTTGATGTATGGAATTAATAAAAGGATTAACCCTTACGGTCGCATCGGCTTTAATGGGTATGTTTGCTTTCAGAGTTGCAAACACTTGGGATATACCAGTGGACAATCAAATGGTGATGGCTTTATTCGGTTGCTTCTTTTTTACAATATCATTTATATTATTGTTCACCGAGATTGGTGAGTGTATTAAAAGAAAAAAAATTGTAAAATAATTTGGTCGGTAACTTTTTTACACTTACATTTGTATCATAAACCAATTAAACAAAATAAAAATGAGAAAATTAATTTTATTAGTAGCGTTAGCGTTCATCAGTAACCTTGCTATCGCACAGAAAGAAACCAAAGCAGTTAAGTTGCCTGACGGAATTGAAAAGGGTTTGTCAATCAGTTACAATGAAATCGGGGAGTTGATTTTCGTTACCAAAAAGAAATCAATTTATTCCGACATTGAGCAGATTAAAGTTTACATTGAGGCAAACTATCGGTTGTACAACGCATCAGCACCCGAGATAAAAAGAGTGCGAAGAAAGTGGATAATCACATTCAAGAAAAGATAATCAAGAAAAGATAATGAAGTGGGGAGCGAAAGTTCCCCATTTTTTTTTTGAAGAAATCGATCAAAATACTTGCACAATAAAGTTTTTTATATTATCTTTGATATAACAAATTAAACGAGATGAAAAAATTATTCCACTACATCATTATATTCTTTATAATCTATTGGTGTTTTAATAACATAGGGGGTTGCAAATCAGTAGAGCATACCAAAGCACCGCAGATTGAATTAGAGGGGCATCAGTGCGAAGATTGTACATCACCAATAGAAGAAGTACCACAAGAAGAATTGGATAGCACAAACGCAAAGATTTGTTATCAATACTTAAAGGGAGCAATATTGAACACATCACCACACCCAAAAACATTTACGGAATTGAATCATAGTTATGATATTCAATCACCGAGAAGTATTGTAGTAACTATTGAATATAGTATTGTAACCGACCAAAATGTTAAAGTTGTTAGAAGGTGTATCGGAACACACAAATATTCTGGTGAGGGTGCTATGAAAATTGTTAAAATAAAAGACGAAATAATTTAATAAATAATTTGGTCAGTAATTTATTTTATATTATCTTTGATATAACAAATTAAACAACGATGGATAATAAAAACTTAATCGGTAAAAGAATTAAATTAATCTCAATGGTTAATGAACAGCACCCCGTTGAGAGTGGTACTGAAGGTACAATCACAAGTGTTGGTTTTGATGTTATCAGTGTCCAATGGGATAATGGCAGAAGGTTGGGGGTTATTGTTGGAGAAGATATTTACGAAATTTTAAAATAAAGTTTGGTCAGTAACTTTTTTATACTTACATTTGTATTATAAATCAATTAAACATGAAAAGAGAAATTAAAATCGTTCCGTTAATCCTATCAGTATTAGGGTTTGTCGCAGTAGGTTTATGTTGGGGTTCGTTAAATGACGTGGCATCACAAACCGAGTTAATCATTGGTATTGTATTTGGCTTTGTCGCCTTTACATTCATTCTATTATTATCTATTGGGTTCCCTTTAACCAAAGAGGAAAGAGAACACACTGAAATAATTTTGTAAAAAAGTTTGGTTGGGAAAGTTTTTTATATTATCTTTGATATAACAAATTAAACAAGGGTATTATGAAAAACTTTCCCAACATTCTAATGGTGATACTGGTATTAGTTATAGGTGTCATATTGGTTAATCTTATTATTAAGTTCGGTCTTTGGTTGCTATTACTTATATTCGTCTATCCAATACACGTTCTTATTGTTTTAGTTATTTTAATATTTATTTTAAATAAACTTGCACAATAAAGTTTTTTTCATTATCTTTGAAGTAACAAAAAACAATTAAACAATGGCAACGAAATTATTTAAGTCCGAGTATCATTCAGGTGGCTCAATTAGAGTAACAACCGATGAAAAGAAAAAGAAAGTAACCTTTTTAGTAAGCGACCACGAGTATTCATTTGATACAAGTGATAGTCGAGCAGAAACGAAGATAGACGCATTCTTATTTGAAGTAACAAGTTCATATTATGCAGAGCAGATATTGAATTGGGTTAAGGGTAAGATAAAAATTGAAAAACCTAGTTTTTGGTAAAGAGGTTTAATTGTGGAAATCGGGGGGGCAGAAATGTTCCCCTTTTTTTTATTAAAAAAATCGATCGAAATACTTGCATAGTAAAGTTTTTTATATTATCTTTGATATACAATTAAACACAAAGGTTATGTATAAAATCATTCAAGCAAAATTTTCAAGCAAGTGTGCCAAGAGTGGCAAACGAATTAAGAAAGGTGATACAATCATCTATAACATCTATAATAAGTCGGTTTACATTCCTGGAAATGAACCAAAGGATTATACTTACCAAGATGATGGTAAGATGGTACAGGCACAGGAGAATGCTTACTTTGATAATTTTTGCCGAGAAAATAATATATAAAAGGTTAAAAAAAACTTGCATAGTAAAGTTTTTTATATTATCTTTGATATACAATTATGAAAAAGATAGTATTATTAATCGGGTTCGCAGTTAGCACATTGGTAGCAAACGCACAAGTTTTGGTTGGGGTTAACACTAAATTAAATAATTATACATTAGGGGTTGACGCAAATAATATCGGTTACTATGGTTCAGTTTCTTATGGTAAAACCGAGCAAGGTAAACAAGCACCTTTATTCAGATATGATATTGTTTCAGGGGATTTGCATCCTAACTATAAACATTATGATATTGTAAGTTCATCCAGCAACGAAGTGAACACAACGATCATTATCGGCAAGGTATTAAACAATGATAATGATTTTAGGGTTGGGGTTCACATTGGGGTTAACTACAATCAAAAAGAATCTTATAATAATTATAATGATAAAGATTTGGGTTCGTTCAGCATCTTATCAAATAGATTAAATGATAATAGTTTGGTTGGTGGGGTTTATCTTAATTATTATATTGGTTGGGTTAAAATTGATGTTAACACCAATAAACAAGTATCAACAAGTTTGGGGTTATTCATTCCATTGGTTTACGAAAGAAGTTGTTTAAGATAAAAAATAATCTATAAAAAACTTGCATAGTAAATTATTTTATATTACTTTTACTCTATAACCAATTAAACAAAAGTAAAATGAAAAAGTTAGTTTATTTATTAGTAGTTGTTTTCGCAGTGTCATTAACAACAACAAGTTGTGCAACAAGCAAAGGGTGTGGTTACAGCAAGTCAGTGAAGTTTAACAAGAAACAAAGCAAGAAAGCACACAGATACCACAAACGCAGTAGCAGAGGTAACGGAGTTTTCTTAAACTTTTAATAAGAGAATAAATCAATAACAGAGGGGACAAAAAAAGTCCCCTTTTTTATTATATAAAATAATTTAAAAATAATCTATAAAAAACTTGCACAATAAAAAATAATATAGTACATTTACATTATACAATTAAACAAAGAGTTATGAAAAAGTTAGTTTATTTATTAGTAGTTGTTTTCGCAGTATCATTAACCACTACAAGTTGTGCAAGTTCAAAATACGGAACATACAAAGTAAAGAAAAAAGGGTGTATGACCAAAACAAAATACAAAGGTCCGAAAACCACTTACCGAAGCACAAATTGGTAATCAGATATCAATCAACAAGAGAGGGGAGCGAAAGTTCCCCTTTTTTTATTTTAAAAATAATCTATAATAAATTTGGTGGGTAAAGTTTTTTATAGTATCTTTGTTTTGTCGTTAGGGAACAACGAAGGGCGGGGGTAAAACCACGAAGTAAATCAGAGGTAACTTGCCCTATATTTTTTTGTTTAACTTTCGCCCCTAAACATTAAACAAAAAAAAAATAAAAAAAAGTTTGCCAAAAATTTGGTGGGAAACAAAAAAGGTGTATCTTTGTATCAACATTAAACAATTAAACAAATGGAAAAATTAAGCAACAAACAAGAAGTGATTTTAGCAATCCTAAACACTTACACTAACTTGTCAGTAGAACAAGTTGAAAACCTTATCAAAGCAACCAACGAAATTGGTGGGGTATCTTTCGTATCGGTTAACGGCTATTCAAGTGATAAGTCAAGTAATACCGAAGTAGCAAACCAAGTAATAAACATTGGTGCAAGTTACGGCAATATGCTAACGAAAGATAGCGACATTTACGGAAACTTTGATTTGTCAAAAGTAGAAGTAGATAAGTTTAACTACGAAACGATTGATACAAACGGCTTGACATTGGAACAATTCAAACAAGCAGTTAAGGAAGCGTTACCAACGGCATTGGAAGAACTTAATCAACCAAAGGCAAAGAAAGATACAAGCAACGATATTTGGCTTAACAAAGCATTAGTGTTTAACTTTAATACTATGCGTTTGGGTATCTTTGGGCAAAGTGTTAACAAGGTAGTAGAAACAAAGGGAAGTTTCAAAGTTGTTAAGTCAGCACCTAAAACGATAGCAAAGCGATTGATTGAGAAACAAGCAAAGGGCAAAGCACAAACCTTGCGAAGATTTGCGATTGACAACCTTGTGGGAAGTGTTAAGGTATTGGGCGAAGTGGTAGAAGTTGGATAACCTACAACGAAGATAGATAGAGAAGGGGTAGAAATACCCCTTTTTTTTGCTTTATACGGCACTATCTTATGTAAGTGGTATATTGTTATAGGTAGATAGGTTACAAGGGCTTAAACGGGCTTAAAATGATTATGTTAATATGTGGATAACCATATTTGGTCAGTAATTATAGATAGTAACATTTGGTCACCAAACTACCATATAGACCCCCCCCTCACCATTAGCCCCCCATATACCCCCCCGCTCCCCGTCAAAAGAGGGGCTCAGATATCCGTGTAAACCCGAACTCAAAAAAAAATTTCCAGGTATTTTTTTTCCAAAATTTAGGACCCCTCATATACAAAATATCTCTCTGGAAAACATGACCCCCTTTTTATTTCAAAACCGTTTTTCAAAAAAATTTCTGGGAAAAATTTTCATTCAAAATTTAAGGTGATGCTTTTTAATATCCCTATTAACTTTAGAACACAATGGTTGTAGGTTTTTATAATGATTAAGCTGATATATGACTTCAATTGTTTTAGCATCATTCAAAGGTGTTATGTGATCTATATCCCAACCGTATTTAAATTCACCATTATATAAACCGTAATTATCCCAATTCATCCACGGTTCAAACTTACATTCTAGGTAGTTCTTAAAATATTCAATTCTACAACCCAATATTTCTTCGGTGCTGGTTGTTAATTTAGTCTCATATTTTCTGCGTAAAGCTTTTCTAATACGGTTTCGTATATTATCTTTAATTTTTCTACCTGTGGATCGTTTTTTATTAACTTTTTTTTGTTTAACCATTTTCAAAGAGGATAATTGAATTTTTAATGATTCATTATACCTGATTACGTCCTCTAACGTTATATCATTTGTTAAATAATCATTAACGTCTTTATTTAATTTAATACAATATCTTTTAAGTGTTTGAATTCTCTTGTATAACGATCGCCCATGTCTTTTCGCATCTTTATTATCATTTTTTGATAGTTGGTGGTATAACCTTGCGTATTCTTTTTTTCGAAACTCTTTAGGGTCACCAACATTTTTAGGGACTATGACAAATATTTTTGGTGTTTTAACTGGTTTTGGTTTTCTATATTTTTTATTATAGCATTTATGACAAATAGGTTTAAACGCTAACAATTCATTTTTATTAGTCTCACCGCACGTTTCACACTCAACAGATCTAAAAGATTTAACTTTTTTTGCATCCACGCAGCTGTAACAAATAGGTTTATAATTCAATAATTTAACTTTATCGGTTTCACCACATGTTTCACATAATGTTGACCTCTCTTTTTTAATATAACCCATAAAATAAAACTAATAATCACAAATATAATAATTTCATTTTAAAAAACAAAATATCGGCCTTTTAAACGATATCTTAAATTATCGTCTTTTTAAACGATATTGTTTACAGTTGTTAGTTTACTGTAAACAGACTATTTATATGTAAATCAAATTATCATGTTCAAGCACATCTCAGAGATCCTCTCTAAATTATCAACTGGTCAAAGATTAATGGCCCTTATATTCCTATTGTTCTCCATCACCTTCATCTCTGTGGGACCAAAGGTTATCGACTCATTAACCCATGACACCGAAGAACTAAAGGTTAAGGTGGAGAACCAACGTGCTGAAATTCAAACACTTACGCAAAGGGTGATGCACTTAAACGATCAGTTAATCGAAGGTCAGATGTCTTGCACCAATAAATTTGTTCAAAGGGAACAAGAAATTCTTATCATGATATCTTCACTGGAAGCTGAAGCTCAAAAGACCAACGGAAAGGTTACCATCCTGGAAGAGAGAAGAAATGAAAATCGTTTCGGTGGTGATGAGCAGCCTGATGGTGACCAAAGGGTCTCCATGATGCGAATTCAAGAACCAGTGGTTCAGACAAAGACCATCATCAAGACCGACAACACCAATATGCTTAAGATGATATCAGTGGTCAAGAAGGATGTTAACGACCATATAAAGCAATAAAAAACCCCCAGATTTCTCTGAGGGCTGATTTACCGTATACCTATAGATTAATTATAATCTTATGATCGATTTCATTCTCTCAATGGTTTCATTGAGCTGTTTATCGTCTTTTGCCTTCTTGTTGTAATCTCTGGCGATTCCTTTATTTGTATCAATGCATTCCTCTGGTGACATCTCATCGAGTTGCTCCAATGTGAAGAATTTCTTACCTGTATGTTCTTTCTTATCCAGTTTGATATTCTCCGTGTCGAATTCGTTTGTATAGAACACATTCAATTGTACATCATCCAATTCATATGTTTTTAATTTTTTGAACGATTTTAATTCAACCCCAGCTTCTTCTTTAATTTCTCTTTTCAATGCGGCTTCTGGTGACTCACCCTTTTCAATGTGACCACCCAACATTCCGTATTTTCCAGCGTTTGTTGTTTCCTCTGGGCTTCTCTTAAATAACAATACCTTATTGTCGATCACTATGAACAACAATACTACTCTTTTTTTTGTTTCTTCAGCTTCGTTCATCATGTTGTAAGACTCTTCCTTTGTCTTTCCCCATGACTTTCCTTTTCCTGGTGTTCCGCAAGATGCTGGTGTTGGTCTGCATGAGGGATACTTTGATCTGGTTTCACCCTTTTGTCTTCCGCATGCTTTGCATTTCTTTTTGCCGTCAACCTTTCTGCATGTGTTGCAATCAACCCATCCTTTGCTTCCACCACCGCCTCTTCTTGAGAACCATCCGTGGAGTCCGCTTTTCTTCTCCTTTGAGAAGTCCGTCTTCTTTGCCTCGTCAACATCATCAAAATCTGGATCGTAGTTAGGATCTTCTTTGCCAACCCTGCTCCATTTCTTTTTCTCTATGAAAGGGTCGTTATCCAATGGGTTTGGTGTGCCATAATAATTTTTTGAATTCTTTTTAAATTCAATATATTCTGGGTCATCCAATAAATCCGTTTGGAATTGTTGTCTCGCTGAGGTCAACGCCTCATTTTGTTGGCCATCCAAATAATCATCCACCCAATCTTGCAATTCGTGAACGTCTGGGGCGTAGTCTTTTCCCTTTCTTCTGGTGATCGCATCGTGAGCTTTATATATTAATTCCTTAATATCCTCTGGAGCGTCATTGATATCCGATTCACTTAAACCCTTCCAGATTTTTCCCTTGCGACATCTTACAATGGCACCAGATCTATATGCGGATGGTTTGTCGTATTTCCTTCTTGCAATCTTAAGACAACGGTCGGCCTTCTTTTCTTTCTCTTCTTTGATCACCAAATCATCGTTGATAAAAACCATTACCTCAACAAGCCTGTTTAAATCCTTTTGTTCCATCTTAATCGTTTTTGGTTTCTAACATAAGTAACGTTGATTTAATTCTTGATATTTCCTCTGACAATTGGTTTACACCCTTTGGATCCTTGTACATATCTTCCTTATGTGAGAAGTCCCTATTATTTCCCTTGTTATCAACAAAACCAAACCCCTTATAGAAAGATTTCAGTCTTGTTACATTTCCACCGTAACTGTTTGATGGTGTAAGTGTTATCTTAAAACCGTTTTCATCAGCCGTGTTGATAAGATCGTTCATGAAATCGGTTCCCAGTCCAGTTCCCCTTTTATCATAAGGCACAATGAATCCAGTTAGGTACACACGCTTCTGATCACCCTTAACTGTTGGGTAAAGTTCGAACCTCACATCTGGGTGTCGGGCTTGTAATTGATCAAAAACGCTCATATCTATAAATACTTATGAATCTTGATTTGTTTCCTCTGATTTTACCATATAATATGCTTTATGAACCATTTCATGGTGCGGAAGCTTGTGATGATGAATGCAAACCTTAAACTCATCAATTTTTTGTCTTAATTCTTCAATAAAACCCTTGGCATGGGCTTCGTGGTAGATTTCTTCTGTAATCTCTTCATTTGTCATAATATAGGGGCTTTTTCTTATAAATATAGTTAAAAACAACAAAAAATCCCGCCAAAAGCGGGATTTATGACCTTGTGAATATTATTTTATTTTGTTTTTAATAGTTCGATTAACTGTTCCTTTGTCAATGATTGCAAAAATTCATCTGGATCTTGTTTACCCAGGTTCTTTTCACCGCATTCTGGACAGAACTTATGGTTTGATTTTAGTTTGGTTTTGCATTTGGTGCATCTATCAACCAAATCCTTTGCTTGAACTGGTTGCTGGCTGTTCGGCATGATCTGCCATTCATTACTCCATGTGTAAAACCATTCGAAGTTTCCGTGGGTTGATCTTAACTCCTGGTCACTCTTTGCACCTTGTTCAACCGAACCAGTCTCCACCTTACTCATGCTGTCGCTAATATCCGTGTTAGCAAAACTGTTTGTGAAGAAGTTGTTGTTGACACCCTTAAAGTCAGTTGTGTTAAATGTTATTGGGTTGTTGTATTTGTAATCAGTGTAAGTAATTTCACTGTAACCAAAACCTGATGAACCATTAAACACGGATCCGTAAGTTAAACTTCTTGGTCTTGGTTTTGATTCCTTGTGAAATCTTACCGTTACCTTTCCGTTGTTCTGGATTGCTTCCTTGGTTTCCTTATTATTGTTTACCACATAAGTTTCGTAAAGGAACTTTTTCTCATTGTCCAGGAATCTCTCAAGGAATACCCTTTGACCTGGTTTCAAGATGATACCCGAATCTGAAATGGGTGTGCCATTCATTTCGATCATTGCCATTATTTTTTCTTTTGTGGGATTGTAAAGTTCGATCTCGAACTCTGTTTGGTCTTTCATGTAGACCGACTTTCCGTCTTGACGGAGTCTTTGTTTGTTTACTGTGATGAACGCACTTGGCGCAGGTACAGTATTAATGTACGTGTATAACATTTTTCCTTATATTTTTTTGTATTTGGTGTCCATATCGTTGGCATCAATTCCAACTCAAACGCATCCAGTACGCATGGAACCCAATCACAAGGTCTTCAATAAATATAGTTTACTTTTAAAAAGTTTCAAGTATTTATTAATATAATAGTTTATTATGGAAAAAAGTATTTTGAATGAAATCGCTAGAATGCGTAAAATGATGGGCCTTAGTGAAGGACCTGTAAGCGTGAATGATTACCAAGGTGGTGAAAATTCTTATGGGGATGGGTCAACTAATTTTGAGGATATGTTCTATAAAACATTAAACGGACACGAAATAAACTCACTTGAGTTTGAGGGTGTTGTTTATGTTGACGGTAGAAACAGATGTATTGTTAGTAATGATGAGAGAATTACCCCTAGCAAAGAACAGCTAAAAGATCTTTGGGATGAGTATGTCGAAAGCGAAGGTTTGTATCTTGAGAAAGCAAATGAAAGCAACAACGGTGAGATGGGCCACAACATAAATTTTGTTGGTGAGGATAAAGGCTATTCAAGCGAAAGCGTTGGTATTGTATCTGACAGAGGTAAATTGATGGCTGGTTATTTTCAGGATGGTCGTTTGGTGTCCCTTGGTGATATGATTTTATTTGACGTTCAAGGTAACTTGGTTAAAATGGGTGGTGGTTATCCAACTGGTGGTTTTAAGAATGAAACCTCTGTTGAAGAACTTGAACAGGATATCTGCAAATCTTATGATGATGTGCTTGAAACACTTAGAAAAGATGCGCCAGTGGCCATATCATTAAACGAAGGTACTTACGAAATAATTAAAACAAGTGTGGAGTGTAACACATGAGCAAGTCAACAAAAGTAACGGTAAGAGCGAATGGTGGTACCTGGATGGTAAACGCCAATGGTTCGAATTATAAACAAATAGGTGGAAGCGAAACTTTTACGTGCACAGATTCCAAATCTGGTGATGTGGACGTTTCTGGTGAATTCTATAACGATAATATTATTATCCAATTTGAAATGAATAATCCATGGATTGGTTCACCATGGGCGGCTGTTGGTCAAGCAATGGGTGATAGCGGTTGGGATAACGGTAGAACAAGTATGGATGAGGGTGACTCACATGTATTTTCCACAACCATATATACTGACGATAGTGAGTACACTTTTAACACAAGGGTGTTAAGGTTATCGGATACGGATACAAAAAACTTCGAGGTTTGGCCTGGATGGTATGAATAAAAAAAGGTTTTTACCCCTTTGTTATTTTCTTTCAGTAATTAATTCATCAACGTACGTATCCCTTTGATTCATTAGAGATTCATTTCTATCAATCATTCTCTGTCTTTCGTCATCAACCAATTTCATAATCTGCTCATCTTTTTTACTGAGCTGATCTCTATAATCCGCAAGTGTGGTCTTATACGTGTTATTCTGGTACCATAATATACCGACCAATAATATGATCGTAAATGATTGCTCCTTTAGTTTGCTAAAGAAAGTGTCTGTGATATTACCTTGGTTTTCTGACATAATTTTTTTATATAAATAGTCAAAAAAAATATTAGTTCCAGTAACCGTTGTTTTTCTTGAAATGATCTGGGTTGTTTCTGTTGATCCAGTTAACAAACATCATCTTAATCATATTCATGTAACCGAATCTTTTAAAACGTCTGTTATCTTGTGTAACTAGTTTTGGTACCAAACCAAACTCACTTGGTTTAAATTGTTTTGATAACCACCAATCCTCTGACTGTATAATTTCTGTATCGTAACCACCCTTCTCAAAAAAATCTTCTCTTCTTATAAGTGTGAAGGCCCCGATTGCAAATGGGTCAAATAGTGATATCACCTTTGTAAGGTGATTATTAATGGAGAATAATAGGGTCGCTTTTAAATCCGTGGTGCCATTATATACTGGAGTTGTTGAAACAATCTTTTTTCCGATTAGTTTCTTCATGGCCAATTCGATAGCATCGTTTCTTGTAAAGGTAACATCAGCATCCACAAATAATATATAAGGGGTTGTTGCTTTTAAAGCACCGTTGTTCCTGGCAACGGATGGTAGACCACCTTCAATTACTTCTATGTTTAAATTAAATATGTTACTATAAAGTTGTATAATTGAGAGTGTGTTATCCTGTGAGTTATTATCAGATATGATAATCTTAGTTTGTCCAATATTTTGATCATAAAGCGCTATTAATAGTCTTCCTATATATTTTTGTTCGTTTTTTGTTGGTATTACTATGGTAAGTTTATCTTCCATTAATATCTGGTTATTAGTTCCAATTCTTTATTTTCGTAGATAACATATGAACAATTCTCAACCCAATCACCTGTGTTGACATATCTAACATTATTAATGTCTTTATCAGATGGGTTATGTATGTGTCCGCATACAACTGTATGGCAGTTTCTTTTCTTAGCTTGACGGATCATTTCATTCTCAAAATCAACCATGAATGAAACAGCCGCTTTAACATTATCCTTTAAGTATTTTGAAAGGGATGTCTTTTTCCCCATCTTCTTCAACCATCTATCAAAGACAATTGCCATATCATATCCTATTGAGCCAAGCACCCCAAGCCATTTTAATTTAATCACACCATCGTATTTATCACCATGACAAAACCAAATACCATCTTCAACAAATTCGTCAACAACAATAATATTACCAATATGTAATGGGGTGTACTCTCTTAAAAACTCATCATGGTTTCCTGAGATCCAAATGATTTCTTTATTTTTTGATTGTTTTAATAACTCACGAATAACCTTTGTTTGGTCATATGAGAATTTTTTATATTTCTTGAATAACCACCCATCAATAATATCACCCACTAAAATAATCCTGTCGTAAGATTCTGTTCTAAGTAAAGTAAGTACTTCTTCCGCTTTACACCCCTTCGATCCGATATGTATATCAGATATAACTAATGTCCTCATTAATCTTTTCAAATAAATAGTTTTTTAAAACCATAAAAAAGGGGATCCAGAGATCCCCATAGATTTCATAACATTGAGTTAACTTTTCATTAACTCATAAGCTCTTGCCAATCTGGTCATTCCAATTCCCCCGCCAAATCTTGGGAAGAAATTAAATTCCAAAAACTTTTCAAGTTCAGCTTCCACACGGTCTTTGCCGAATAATTCGAACAGTTTGTTAGCGTAACCGCCATCTTCGATGGCGTAAAACATTTGTTTCATTTTGTCCACGTCACAGCTTCTCTCTGCGGAGCCGATTGTCTCTTGTCCATACATAATCACATCCACCTTATTAAAGATTCCATCTTCATCATGTTTCATATTCCAGAATGGATTTGTTCTAACTGGGAAGTGTTGAAGCGAAATGATATTTCCTTTCTCCTTCCACATTCTTGATTCATGTTCGTCTTCCAAGATTGGAACCCCACCGTATTCTTCACATACATCTTCATATTGCACCTCATGCATTGAATCGGCAAATCCAAGATGAGCCAATAGGTCACCTTCCAATTTGATTAGGTCTTCCATTGTTCCTTTTGATTCAAACTCAAACATCGGGAAAATTAATTCATGCCTACCTGGGATTGGGTTCTTTTCTTCTCTGTACGATGTTGAGATGCAGAACACACCTTCCCATTCAGGGTTCATTAATAATTCATGCTCAAGCCACATTTGCCCTGTTTGAGGCAATGGCCAGATTTCTCCGCTGTACTCAAACGTTTTAACTGAGTGTGGGTTCTCACATGCAGCGAGGATTGATAATCTTGATTGTGTTGGTACTTCTTTAAATCCTCTTTGGACGAAGAAGCTTCTCATTTTTTGTACCAGCTCGTGGTAAGTTTCTGTGTTTTTCATTTCTTTTTTTTGTTTTTTTTAGGGCAAAAAAAAACCTCTTCAAAAGGAAGAGGCTTTCATTCACATGATTATATTATTTTTATTTTGTTTTTTTCGATGCATCTGGTATAAATATAGCAAGTTTATGGAAAGTGTAAATATTTATAATAAAAAAAGATGTCAAGAAGACCAATTGCATTTAATAATTCAACCAAAACCGCTAATTCAATTAAAAAAAATAAGGTGGAAGTTGGTGTTGCATCTGATAACTACGCAAGTAGTCCAGGTGGTTTAACTTGGTTTAATGGAGCAGATTCAACATCACAATATGTTATTTATTCAGATACTTTTAGTCTTGGTATTACAACATTGGCTAACGCCAAACCAGTTTGTTGGGCTACTGGTGATTTAACCGATGTGAATGTTCTTAGAACAATTAACGGATTACCCACAAGATACAATCAGGTACCTTTTACAACCATCGCTTCAGCATTAGAGTTTATTACAGCTAGTGCGATTTATAATATGGTTAGCGGTACGCTTGATAATATTGTTACCGATGGTTTGGTTTTTAATTTAGATGGTTCACAAAAAGGTTCATACCCAGGTTCTGGGTCAAGTTGGTACGATTTAGCTGGTGGGGTTACATCAACATTAACTAATGGTTCGGTTTATAATTCAGGGAACAACGGGGTTATGGTTTTTGATGGTGTTAATGATTATGTTAATAGTGGTTATGATTTGAGTTGGAATAACACTAACTCGGTTACGGTTGATTTTTGGGTTAAACCATCAACTGTATCAGGTGGTAATTATGGTATAATCGGTAAAGAGTACCCAAATTGGGAGTGGGCGTTTTATCAAGATAGTTCAAACTTAAACTTAGTTTACTGGAACACAGCTGGTGGTCATACAAATGAGATGGATTTTGGTGTAAATGCTTTTCCAACAGCTAATATTTGGTATCATATTGTTTACACATGGAATGGATCTGTAAGTTCTTTCTACATTAACGGGACATTAGCTGGCACCAAAACATCAGTAAACCCAGCGATAAACCAAAACAGGTCTAATAATGTTATGATAGGTGGTCATACTTACATTTGGGTTGATGGTTATTGGTCTGGTAGCATCGGTGCTGTTAAATTCTACAATAAAGCGTTATCTGGTTCTGAGATCACACAAAATTATAATGCTTCAAAAACTAAATACGGTTTATAATGTCACACGAAAATAGAGAATTTGTAATAATAAATGTTTCCGAAATAAGTAAGATTAATTTCAATGAGGTTTTAGAAACCTCGTCAGAAACATTAAGAATATCAAAAGATAAAAATAAAACCTTCTTTAAATGGGAAGGTAATCCGCCAGAATTCTTAACTGATTTAACAACAAATGAGGGGCCATATACGTACACTCAAATGGTTAACATATTGAATACGGAAGAATGGTCTGGGACTGAAACACCCTAATATAAAATTATTACGATAAAAGGTGTTTTATACCATTTTTATGATATTTATATAAGTAAAATACAATATTATTATGAAAAAACCCCTATTAAACGAAGAGATCGCTAAAATGCGTAAGATGATGGGTCTTAACGAAAGTGAGGAAGTTGATCTATCTAAAGTAGATAACCCAAATGCGTATACCGATGATATCTTTAACTATAACTCAGAAAGAGGTGGTGAAGATATGGATGATTTTGATTTCGAAAAAGCTGCCATAGAATCCGCTTCTGGTGAAAAAGTTGTACAAAGAGAATTCGATGATTATGACAGACCATTATACTATAGCCTTACTAATGATTATGTAAACTATTTTATCGGTGATGGTGAAAATGGAAAAATGATTTTTAAATATAACGCTAAGACTGGTGAGAACACCGTTATTGGTGATTTAAAAGATTACGATGCACCTGAGCGTGCTAAAGATAGCGAAGATAACGAACTTTTTGAAAGTGGTAGAAGTGATAAGTATGATGATTCACATGGTTCGCCATACGATCGTGGTCATTCTGACGCTTATTACGGTAGAGAAAAAGACCCACATAAATACCCAGAGGGATCATATAACGGTGAACGTGTTACCAACTTAAGTCCAGAAGAAATTGAGGCGTACTACGCTGGTTATGATGGTTGTACCGATTTTAAAGATTTTGGTGGGATGGACGAGGTAGCTGAATCAGATATTTCTGAAGGTACCATGCAAAGCGGTGTTTATTATGACACGACAATCGCACACGAATTAAAAAATAAAGTAGGTAATTTACATAAAATAGCACCTTATGTATTAGAATTGGGTGATAGGGTTGTTGATGATATCAATGGCCGTGTTTATGTCTATGATGAGGGTAAATTAATTGAGAAGTTTTCAGATGTGGATGCTTTCTTAGTTGGGATAAAATACGGAGCAACGCCAGTTTAATATGAGTAAAAAAATTACATTAACGGAAGAGTTATTCAGGATCCATGAGATGATGGGTTTAACAGATAATCAGCTTGATCTTTTTTCTGATACTGAAGATGCGGCCCCAGAAGATGGCGCTGAAGATTCATATATTGGTAAGAAGGTAATGGTTTATTATAACCTTCATAAAAAAACTTTCTCAATACAATATAAAGGTTTGGTAATCGCTCATGCTGACTATGTTAAACTTAATAACGTTGAGTTTAGAGTTAGACAAGGTGGTATGGAAAAAGTTAGATCTGAGATGTCAAAGAATGTGCATGCATTCGTTATTGGGGATTTGGTTGACTTTAAACCATACCAATCAACAGACATACCATCTCCAAGTAGCTCAAAATCAATAACATACGATCCATACAAATATGATACGTTTGTTTATAGAGATACCGAAGAGCCCGTGACCAGCGCTCGTGAGGTTGAGATGATCAACCAACCTGGTGGGAAGATTTTTCAAATAAATGAAATTACAGCTTCGTTAAATGAAGACGGTGTTTTATACGACCCATCAAAGATAGATGAGTTTATTGTTGAGGCAAAAAAAGATATTCAAATGGGTACAGCGTTGATCGAAAAATTTGGATCAGCGGTGGTTAATTCATCACTTGTTAGCATTTTTGAAAACTTGGAAAAGATGAAAGCTGCGCAACAAAAAATGGAAGCAAGTAGAAAATACCTTGAGAGTAAATTTAACAAGTTTTATGACATCGTTGAGATGTACGAGATTGGTGAGCATCCAGATAATGTTAGAACACTAGATGACTTAGCAAATCAACTGGATAACCACTCTATGACAGTGTATCAGTTAGCAGACGCTTTTGATGAGCTCATTAATATGACTGAAAAAATTAGTAGATATAACGAAGAATTATTTAAAATACAAACAATTAATTAAATCATGGCAACAGCAAGACCTTTCGCATATAATCCTGGATCACCAATAGCTGGAACAGAACAGCTCGGTGATTTGGCAGTTGGATTTCCAGATGATGGTTTCACAAATGACCCACAATTTTGGAATGGACCTGACGAAGAGTTGGGTTATACAATCGCATTACCAGTTCCAGGTAATACACAACCAACACCAATACCTGGTGTAACAGCTTCTGTTCGTTTTATCAGATCAGGTGCTTTAACAGAAGAATCTTTTCTTGGATTGGTTAACACACAATTTGGTCAAAATTTCGAATCAGGTAACGAAGCAAAGACTTGGTTAGATGGCCAAGGTTACTGGAGCAGCTGGTCTGGTTTTGGTAGTTCAGGATTCCAATGGATGACAATGACTAGTATCGGAAGTTCTTCAGCGGCTGGTATAGGTCAAAACGGTATTACCGTTTCTATTACACAAAGCAACGGTGGCATGCAAACAGAGAATCCAGGTATGTATGGCGCTAACACGTTCCCAGAAACATATGGTGTGCCGATTAGTGGGGATCAGATCCGAAACACTACAACAGGTGTATTTACAGCAACATTTAGCCAACCTGTTACAGATCCTTTAGTTGCGTTTGCTAGTGTTGGTAACCCTGGATTACCAGTTCCAGTTCAAGTATCAGCACCATTCACACCAATTTGGGAACAGGCAACAACTTATCAAAACCCATCAGGGCCAACACAATACACCCAATTTACTGGACAAGAAGGATTTAATATTATTCGTATAGATGGTACGGTAACTAGTGTAAGCTTTACTTATACTGTTACAGAATTCTATTGTACAGTTTGTTTCGGATTTGTTGATCAAAATCCATAAATAGGTTTTAAATTTTTAAAAAATGGCCAATAAAGTCGTAGCATATAATAGTGGAACAGTAACAGCTTATGGTACCAAATATGGTAACAATGAGGTTGGTGCGGTTTCTAACGACTTTAGAACTAATAACGGTGGTTTAACTTGGTACAATTCACCAACATATGATAATGATTATGTGATAATTTCAAATTCATACGATCTTGGCTATAGTACGCAAGGTAACGCTAAACCATTATTTTGGGTGGCTAGCAGTGATGCCGATTTTTTAGCGATAGTAAACAAATTAAACGACAGACGTGGTATGGCTTTGTTGGATACGGTTGCAGCTGCTGTAACCTGGGTTAACGCTAGTAATAAATATTATTTGCTTAATCAACCAAGTAGTGTCCCTTCAGCGCAGTTTCATTATGATCCAGGTAATACTTCATCGTATTCAGGTTCTGGTACGGTTTTAAATAATATCGGTTTGGTTGGTAACGCAACTGGGGCTGTTGGTACACTAAGCGGTGTTGCTTACGAAAGTGGTACAGCTAGTGGCGCATTTAATTTTGACGGTGCAAGTGATATAATAACATTTGGTCAGTATAATTTTGGTAATACTATAACTGTAAATGCTTGGGTTTATCCTAGAACTGAAGCCAGTATTAACACTTTAATGTCAAACTGTGCGGCCAACACAAACACAAATGGGTTTAAAATGGCCTGGAATAATTGGCAGACCACAAACTACACAATGAACTTTGAGGCTGGTAATGGTAGTGTTGGTAACACGTCATCAACAGCAAATAACACGGTTGTTGTAAACACATGGCAAATGTTAACGTTTGTTTTCAACAAAACAACACCATCAATAAAATTCTATAAAAATGGTACTGAGATTGCAACCGCAAGTGGTGGTGCACCAGTAGCAAATATTGGTACAAATAACAGTAACTGGTGGATGGGGTCAATTGGTGGGAACTCTTACCAAATGAATGCAAATATGGGTCTATATAAAATATGGACATCTAACTTAACGACATCAGAAATATTGGCTGAATATAACGAAACAAAATCAAGATACGGATTATAACAATTATAATATTTTATTTGATTTGACCTAACATTAACCAATAATAAGATATTTATAGTAGAATTAAAAAAGAAATATAACTAAGATGATAAAAGATGTAGCTTATAATACGGGTGGTGCTATATCGGGAACGACTCAGGTTAGTAATGTCGCAATTGCGACTGATAATAATCCAGACTATACGGAAGGTAGTTGGGTTGGTGGGGTTGATGACAGTGATGGTTATGTTATTGTTAGTGACACAACAACCACTGGATTAGTTGGTAGAACAACTGGTGGTGGTACTGGTGTTGCGCAAGCCGACACACCAACATTCTGGAAATCAGCTGGATTAACTGATCAAGATTTAGTAGACTTGATTAATAAATTACCTGGTTCTGAAGGTAATTATCCAAATGTAACAGCCGCAAGAGTTGCTTTGGCCACTTCACCATATGCAATTGTAAATGATTACACTGGCGGTGGACCTGGATGGTATTTCTATAGCGATGAAGGTGCGATAAATATTGAACCACCATTTCCTGATGGTCAAGCTATATTTATTATCGATAATATGGGTAGTTTTCTTGAAACATTCAACCCTAATAAATCTAGTGGAACCGACTCCCTTAATTTTAATATAAAGGATAGTGCAGGTGTAGATCATACAACTGAATTTACTAATTTAGAAAATAACGGTGGAACTATAAGTGTCACGCAAAATGGTAACACAGCAACGTATGTGCTTACCATTGGAATGGCTCATGTTGACACGGAAAATGGTCTCTTATTCGTTAATACTAATGCGGCTACACAAACAGTAATAGCGGGTAGTCCTTTTGTTTACGGTGATCCGATAACAATCACAATTTCTTAATACATAAAAAAAGGAGCTTTTAAGCTCCTTTTTCATTTTCTTTAATTATCAACTCCCCCAGGACTTCCATTTTTCCGAGCAGCTCTTGAAAAGCTATTTGTTCGATACCCATATCATCTTTGGTGGATGTGTGTAATTTTTCTAACAAATCTTTGTATTCTTTTTTAGCGTCTTCCATATCCAACTCACCTTTGGAAGCTTTTTCGTAATATTCTAATTTCACTTCGAAATGGTGATATGTTAATAAAGCGAGGCCACCTTTTTCTTTTGCGTTATTAACTATTTTTTCAGCACCACCCAATCTTGTCTCAGCAAATGATTCCAACTTATCATCGTCCTCATTTAGTGGATTACCTTTACCTCTGGTTGTATTAGATTGCCATTTTGTATTACCAACTGGGTTTGCTGGACCTCTTTTAACACCAGAATCCCAAACAGATCCAGTTGAGGTTGAAGTCGCATCCTCATTTAACCCCATCATTGTTCTTATTTTTAATATCTCTTCGTTAATATTTTTCATTTTAATTAATGTAGTTTGTTAGTTCATATTTACCAGATTCCATTCTATATAAAGATATTTGTAACATCTTTCTAGCTGGCGCACCATCTTTCATTAATTCAACACTATATTTAACTGTTTGACCATAAGCGACATGCTCGGGTGTTATACTTTCGAAATTAACAACATAACCTTTACTGGCAGCGTATTCTTCAGCGGATTTCAAAGCACCAGCCTGTGTTTCAAAATAAGTTTCTTGTTGGAAACCTCTACCTTCATATACTTTACCGTCTTTACCAGCTCTCATTGCCATCCAAGAACCCTCTTCTTCCTCAAGCTCTTTTTGTAATTCATTAATACTTTCCATAGCAAGATCCCAACCACCTATCGCTGACTCCTCGTCAACATCTTCTCTAATACCTAAATTATCTAATGCGTCTCTAGTGCCTTCGAACCCAGGGATATCTTTTGGTGTTTCTTGTTCATTATCAATTTTAGCTATAAGTTCTTTAATATATTCATCAGCATTCATCTTCGTAACAACACCAGAAACAAACTCGTTGGCTCTAGCGTTTTCTTCCCCACCCAATTCATCTGCAAGAACCATAATCATACCCATCTGTTCGAAAGTCATCCTGTTAGATGGTCTATTCAAAATAGCGGTTGATTTACTAATATTCTCATCTATTTCTTCTTCAGCCTCACAATGCTCACCACATTCGGAGCAAATATCATGCATAACAATAGGTGCACCGCAACAATCTGAAAGACCATCACCATCGCTGTCACTAGGGTCAAACGCTTCATTTTTTTCAAATGTTTTTGGATCTCTGTCTTGTTTATTAGCGGTTGCGTAATAAACTTCTTCACCCTTTTCTTTACCGTATTGATCTTTGAATTTATCTTTAACCTCATCGTTCTCACCCATCTCTTCTTCTCTCATTGAGTTTACTATATCTGAAGGGGAAAGTTCTTTTATGGCATCTTTACCATAATTAATTTCATAATCATCATCTTTTGGTGACATATTTGTTTCTTTACCACTTGGGCTGATGTGTTTAACACCCATCATTTCTTGTATTCTGGTAAGTTCTTCGTTTAAAGTAATTTTTTTCATAAA